GGAAGTGTAGGACAGCTTCTCGCCGCCAACAGTACGACCATACGGTGCCTCAGCATCCCAAGTGGAGAACTTCATCTCATCAACCTCAGGATCATCCTGATTCGGAGTCCACTCGACAGACAAGCCGGTGAACTGGTCCGGCAGGATGGAAGCGAACGGCAAAGCTGCCGTAGTTGTCTGATAGGCTCCCAGCACGATGGCGGAAGCCTCGTCGGGAGTAATGATGTCCTTATTCAACAGACTCATTGAAAAACCTTCCTAATATGCGAAAACCCGCCATGATGGGCGGGTTTCAAACGGGTAGAAACTAAACTCAGGCAGTATGGCTGGTGTCACTTGCGGATGCGGCGGCAGTTGCCGGATTCAACACGGTCACATGCGGAGCTGCGGCGCCCTTGTCATAATCAAGGAACAATCCCTCCAACTTCGCCTTGCTGAAATCAACGGTGTACGGCAGATTCTTCTTATCGATAACACCCATATAGCGGACGCCGACAGTCGGATACTGATCCTCGAAACCGGTACGAGTGAACTGCACATGCACCTGAGACTCCAAGAAGCCGATGATCGTGCCATTACGGCCATCGGAAGCGTTCGGATCGTACGGGCCATAGTTGTTGGTTCCAGTAATCTGAGCCAGCGGAATACCGGATTTAGTCCAAGCCTCGTAATCATCGTCGGTAATGGACGCGAAGTAATCGTTCTCATGCGACTTGTCCTTGGTGAACGTAGACAAGTCAAGCTGTGCTTCACGCACACCATCGGTGATACGATTGATAAGCCAAGACTGGTCATCCTTCGGAGCGGTCTTGGCGACAGTATGAACCATCTGATTGGCCATATTTATCTCCTTATAAAACTATTTCTTGATTTCGGAATGCTTCACGCCGTAGTTGTAAGCGTCGGAAACGCTTGACTGCGGCTTGCACACATGCATGTTTCTGCTCTGCAACTCCTTCGCCAACTCCGGCGATGGCTCACATGGAGCATTCCCATCATTCTTTTTCTGCCCCGCTTCAACCGTTTCAGTCTTGCTCGGCATGAACTTCACAAAAGCGTCAGCCCATTCGGAAATCTTTTCCGGCTCAGTCTCCCCACACAAAGTGTCGAAAGCCTCGTCGGTAATCTCTGGATGCAGTTTCTGCGCCTTCAAACGGGCTATCTGCACGTTCGCCTTGGCAAGAGCGCCCTCAGTGTCGGCAAGCTTCGCTTCGGCGGCATTGGCACGATCACGATTCTCATACATCTTCTGCTCGTTCTCACGAGCCTGATGCTTCCACATGCCCAACTTCTCGGAAAGGTCATCCGCACCATTCTTTTGAGTCGCGGTATCGGCGGCTACAGGAGAAGTGGCAGTGTCCTTCGGCTGCGCGTTCACACCCGTTTCAGGCGCATTCGTAGATGCCGCCGTTTCAGCGGTATTGGTATTTTCATCAGCCATTAGGCTTGAATCCTTTCAATAGTGTTATGCGGCTTCGCCAAGCATCGACCGCATCTGGTTGAGCATGGTCTTCTGCCATGCCATAGCCTGTTTCAAATTCTTGGAAGGCTTGAACGTGAACGTCCTACCCTCATAGCGGAAAGTCACCGGTTTACCGGCCTTCTGCACTTCCTTGTAACGCCGATTGAACTCGATTGCCCGATTCTCCATACGACGGCACTGAGCCAACGTGGATTTACGGTCAGGCGTATGCCAAGCGTCAGAAGCCTTCGACGGAACTGGACTGGGCGTATCCTTCGCATCCTCGGCAAGAAGCACAGGGCCCAACTCGCCATGAGTAATGGTCTTGACCTTCACCTGCTTCAACGCGGACGCGGTAGTACCACCAGCCTCGGCGTACAAGCGTTTCAAATCCTTCTGATTCAACTGGAAACCCGGATCGTAATCACTGCCAGCCGGTGCCACACCACAATGACAGTTAGCGTGCAACGGCAACAAGTCAGCTGTCGAATACCATCGGTCAGCCGCCACCACGCACAAGCCACAAGAACCCGTCTTGGACAGTTCGGGATGTAACACCCTGCGATACTCCAACACCTTGCTATCCTTGTACCGTTCAAGCGTGGCGCTCGTCTGCGCCCTCGAAACATCCTCGTCAACAGTGGTCTGCAAACGGTTGAACGCCTGTTCAATCCACTTATCAACCTCGCTGAATATCTCATCGGTCTTGCTAGGCCACGTTTCAGGACGAATCGTGGGGTTTTTCACCGCAAGACTCCGATACGTGTCAGCCGGACGTTGCGCCACAAGCCACGGATCGGTATTGTCACGAGGAAACACCAAACTAGGCATATCCCCCTTCGGAGTGACGCCCACAAGCTTCAACGTCTCATTCGCATAGGAGACGCCCAAACGGCGCACCTGCTGAATCAACGCCATCTCCAACAACGCCATACGGGATGCGACGGCAAACGTCATACCATCATTCCACCAGTCAGCGGGCGTCAGCATGTCCCACATTCTGTGGGCTTGACTCACATACTGGTTCACCAGCGTTGCACGAGCCTGTTCAAGCGTGTTAGACAACGATTCAAGCGACTTACCGGCCATCAGGACTCGGACTCGCCTTCATCGACAAGCTCACCCTCGACGTTCGGCAAACCATCCACAGCGGACTGGGTTTCATCATCCCAACCCGTAGCCGGTTCCACAGCAGCAACAGGCTTCGCATTACTCTTATTAGCCTGGCCGGAAATGTTGAACTGGTCTGCAAGACGGTTCATATCATCCTCCGACACATCCTGAGCGGTGAAGCCCATCTTGTGCGTGAGAATCGTCCTACGCGCCAACAAGCCACTCTGATACAACAACTGGCAAGCCTGAGCCTGTTCCAGCGAACTGGTCGTGTCCATCGGCTTCCACACCATCTCAAACTCGGACGCCGAAGCATTCGCGGTTTTAGACGCGGCCAAAGCCATACGCACCATACGCACGATAGGCTCAGAATCCAACTCGTTCATCGTCTGCACTTTGAACTTCAACGTCTCACGCTTCAACTCAGCACCATTGGCGGAACCCTGCACGTCAGGCGAAAGAATATCCAACGGAATGCCAGCGGCGGAAGCCAACTGCTTCACATCAGCCATGATGTTGTTCTGCAAAGAACCGGTATCAGTGGTCTGAGACTCCCAAATATCAACACCATCAGGAAGCTTCCACAACGCCGCAGGGCCAACCGCGAACGTGGATGCCAAATCAATAGGATCACCAGCCTGCTTGTCTCCGTCGATGACTTCCTGATCCTCTTCGGTGTACGTGGTTGGAACGGTGCCTTTGATGGCACGCTGTCGGAATGCTTGCATCATCGTGATGCACAAACGGTCGAACGTTTCACGGTCGATACGTTTCAGCATCGGCAGATACGGCTCGAACAATCCCTGCCCGTCAACCGTGCTCAAACGTACGATAGGGAGCGAATCGCATCCCTCCGCATAAGAGAAATCAGATGCTTGTGAATCCTCAGCCCACTCCCAATCGCTACCAGGCTCCCAAGCTTTCGCATCAGACGCGAACTTAGCAACCGACGAAACATCGTTAGGATCAACAACGGAACGATCATGTTCACGTTGTGCCGTCTTGGAATACACTTTCGTCGTGGTCTTGCTGTCATCAACAACAAGACGATACAATCGAATGACTTCCTTGTTCTCGCGGTCCAGATACGTGTATTGGATAGCAGCAGTCTCACCAACATCCATCCAGCATTCCCAAGGGCTGAGAGGCGTGATGAATCTCCCACGTCCAGCATTGGAAACCAAGCCAAACGAGCATCCGTAATCGCCTTTGTCTGGCAGCATATTGCGACGAAGAATAAAATTCAGGCCGCATTGTTTCGCCATCCTATCGGCATCAGTGTCCTTCAACGAGGAATCCTCGACCTTACGGAAACCATTAGGCTGCTGACGGTCGGTCACGCTCTCACTGATACGACGGGCGAGATTCACAACACCCAACTGGCGCATCAGCTTGTACACTGGGGCAGCGTTCGGATCAGTGCCTTGAGGCACACTGTTCGCATCCACCATCTCCCTGCCATCCTTGAACAGTTTCAATTCGGCAAGATACGGCAGACGAGCGCCCCACTCCCGCGCCAGATTGGTAATGACGTAAGCATCATCGTCATCATCGGAAGCGTTCTTAATCATCAACGAGTCAGACACTCGAAATCACCACCTAGTAGATTCTCATCGGAGCGGAACGGCGTTTAACCTCAGCCAACTCCAAATACTTTCCACGAGCCGTATAAGCCAACAGGCCAGCCATGCACGCATCAATCTTGTCCGGCGAATTAGGAGACTCCTTATAAATCGCATACCCAGTACGGGTCTCACGCCTACGCGCATTACGGAAATGATTCACCAACCGCGGATCAGCAAGCAACGCGATATCATCCTTGACCGGTTTGCTTTTCTTATCCGGCTCCGTATACGGGTAACGGAACGCTGTATGCGCGTTATCCAACGCGACCTGCATGTCCTTATACCAGTTGTTAGTCCAGAACTTGATCTTGTCGCCGCTCTTACGCGGACCGACCTTCAACTTCTTCCCGTAATCCTTCTCCCAACCGCCAATCATCTGCTCGAAATACGCGACATCAGCGAAGAAGCCGACCACATTGTAGTTGTCCATCATCCAACGGGCCATGCCGTCGAACGCATCACGGTTCACACGCCAAGTGGCCTTCTCAGGCCCATCAGGAGCGGACTCCAACTTGATAAGGAACAACATGCCATCGGACACGCGGCAACCCACAAGTGCCGTAGAATCATCCGACACGGAACCATCGAACCCCAACGTGATAGGCTCACGTTTCGTCACGAACCGTTGCCACGCGCCATCCAAACGAATCGAATTGAACGCGGTGTGCATTTCATCCCGATACAGCATGTGGGATTGAATGTCGGACTCCGTAAGCCAAGCATCATGCACGCTCGACAAAGTGTTGAAATAGTAGCGCATCGAATCCGCAGGGTCTGAATCAGGCTGGTAAATCTGATCCATCTGACCATTCAGGTCAATCCACCCATCCTTCGACGGGCCAAGCTCACCATCCCAATACGTGTGCCCCTCGGGGTCAACACCATCAGCATTCAACACGGTCATACGACCATCCGGCAATATCAGATGATCCTTACCGTCCGAACTCTTCGCACTCGCACCATACGCGACCTGCAAGGCGCGGAGAACCTTCTTCTCGTCAGCGAAATCATCCAAGTCGATGTTCGCATACACATGGTCGAAGTAGATGCCGCTACGATGCTTGATCTTGCCAGACGCAGTATCCCACGCATACTTGTACGACGTTTCCGCAATGGACTCCTCCCCCGGCTTGTACATCGTCGAGGTTTCCAGAATCCACGGGTCGGCATCGCCCTTACGCTTGCCAAGATTACGTTGAACGGTCTTGTACATGTTGCGAAGCTTGTTCGTGTTGTACAAGTGGGTTTCATCACAAGCGGCGAACGTTTCCAAACCGCCATCCTTGGACGCGGCACCACTCGTGGTCGGAACAATCTCCCCACCCTCCGGCAAGCCGATACGAGTACGACCAACATCAAGGCCGACACCCTTCAACTGGCTCAAAGGGCCTTGATCGCAGTTGTAGTAAATCGAATCGAAAATGTTACCAGTCTGGCCTTCGGCGGTAGCCAAGCAGAGAATCTGCGGCATCTGCACCATACGTCCAACAGGCTCACCCTTCGCATACGGGTAGACCTCGCCCAGAAACTCGTAAGTCTCCCCTTCTTCCGCCCAATGATCGAACCTGCAAGGAGCCAAACCCTCGAACGCGCAAATGCCAGCGGCCTTACCGGACTTGTTCTTACCCTTCGCACGCGAATAAAACACACGATTGAACCGGCGGGTACCCCACTCGGTCAACGCATAAGCGTGAAGCATGAACACGTACTCGTCCATGTCGAACGTCTCAGGCAAGCCAACACCGCCACCACGACCAACACGGAAGAAAGTCTCAATCCACCAAACCGCGAACATTCCCATCGAACGAGTCAAATCCTCGCCATGCAATTCGGGAATGCGCGTATGCATCAGGCACCACCATCAATGACACGCAAACCCAATGCGGAAGCACGCTGCCTGTTCCGTTGAACGTTACGAGCACCCTCAGTATCGCCCTCATACGCGGAAGCCTTCATATCGTCAGGCTGCGGAGCATCGAACTTCAACCTCACACGAGCCTCGGGTGTAATGCCCAACGTGGCCTCACGCTGACGAATCTCGGAAGCCAACATCCAACGGCCCTTAGTCTTCGGACGCCAGAAATCATCCTTCAACAACGCCAAATCCTGAACCGCGTACCAGTCAGCCTCAACACCCATACGCTGAGCCAACGGACTGACACGAAGCGACTCATACCACTTCTTCGTCCGTTCAAGCCACTCCTGCCCATCAGGGCGAACAGCAGGAAACTCCAAACCCATCGGACTATCAGGCGCACGAAGAATCGGATTCTTCGACTTCTGCGCACCACGACCATTACCAGCCACAGCCAGCCTCACAATCCGCCCGTTTCAGGCAATACGCGAAGCTAGGACGTTCCACCCTCGCAACGCTTGTGAACCAGCAGACGATTCGCCAAAGTCGCACTATGCGACTTCTCCAACGGAACCTTCCACACGAAAGCGGCACCATCGGCACCACTCGAACCAACATCAACCAGCTCATGGCATTTCGCGCACAAGCCGCCACACTTCTCAACCACCTGAGAATCAGTAAAAGACTCAACAACAAGCTCGGACTCAAGCTCGGACACGTCAACCGGACGCACGTACATAGTCGTTTCAGGCTTCACCGGCAACGACTTATCATCATCACGAGCACGCTTATACGCCACACGGCAACGCCCAGAACAAAACAACTGGTCGGAACGCTTCGGATCAAACCACGTATGGCATTGAGGACACATGCGCTGACGCAACGGCTTCAGCGGAGACCCCGAATAACGGTCACGGTCGTAATGCGAACGACACAATCCCTTCGCACACACCGGATTAGCGCAACCGGCAACCGCGCACATGAACTCATTCACTTGAAAGCCGGGTGAGAATACCAACGCTTCTCCCTCCGACTCCTACCCTTCGCACGACGAACCTCAGCAGACTCACCCTCGGTCTTCCGCTGATGATGCCAACGACACAACACCCACAAATTCTCAGGACGATCATCATCATGGACGGGATTACGAACCTTATGGTCAACCTCATTCCCATACCGTCCGCACAGGCGAACATTCCCGTAATCATCCTTGACCGGCCACTGGCACCTATGCCCATCCCGTTCAAGAATCATCGCACGGACACGCGGCCAATCAGGATTGAACCGTTCATCACGATGGGAACTAGACCACGCCACAATGCCTCCACAAAAACAGGGTTGGCCGGTGCTGAGCAGGAAAACACGCCAAAGGGGAAACATCCCAGCAGGAAAAGTTCTCAGATCAACCAACCCAAGTGCTCCGGGAGGGATTCGAACCCTCACACCCTACAGGTAGCGCATTTTGAGTGCGCCGCGTCTACCATTCCGCCACCAAAGCAAAAGAACAAGCGTCCCACACTCCACCCACAACAGGAGCATGGGACGCTCGTTCAACCCCCAGAGAGCCATAAGGAACCAATGGCATCACCACAATGGCTTTTTACCGCCAGCCACGGCGCGCGGATGCTGAGGGAGTCGAACCCCCGAACCGTTCCCGGTCGCCACCTTAGCAAGGTGGTGCAATAAGCCACTCTGCCAAGCATCCAAAATGCAAGAGCCGCCGCAGCGACTCAGGAGACTGTTCCCGCAGACTAGGCGGGTCAGCTAAAACTAGAGCCGCCACAAGACGACTCCGAAGACCTTTCCCACAGCCTGTGGGTAGGCTGAGCACAGCATGTTGGACTCGAACCAACATCGACGGTTTTGGAGACCGTAATGCTACCGGTTGCACCAATGCCATATACCCGACTTAGTTAACGTCCAAGTCGGAAAGACGTTCGGCATGGTGGAATGGGCTTTACCACCAACGGCAAGGAACGTGAAACATCTATGCACCCGTTTGGCCGTGCCTCCCCTTCGGTCATCAACCACCTGATTAAGGCAGGGAGCCTCTTATCCCCCACATGTTCCAGCGGAGATATTCGAGCAATGCCATCGATCTCATAGGCAGCTACCCCATGAAACCTAGAGCAAACCCCGGGAATCGAACCCGGCAACCAAAAGGCTGTGCCAACAGGATTGCAGACCAGCCCAAAATAATAGGTACGAGTCCATATAGGCCACGCCCGGGATAGACCGGTCGGACTGCTGACCGTACCGCATCTAGAATCCTCACACTCCCCTTGTGAGTGGACGGCCAGACGTTGATGTGGCTTAAGCTAGCTTCACCGCCATCAACATCAATCCAAGGAACATTATACACAATATGTAGGGTGCAACAACGGTTGCAACCACTAAATATGTGAAGACTTCGTGAGTAACGGGTAATCCAAAAATGTTCCAGCGAGCATTCAGCGTCAGCACTAGAGAGCCAGCGGCCTTGCTTTTTGCGCCGGGGGGACACTCCCCTACCCGGGGGTTTGTTGTATGTGCAGCATTGGTACATGTGTTCTATCGAACGTCTGTTCGCTCGAATGTTTGTTCGGTTGACGTGTTGCGTGTCGTGTGGTATCGCGCGGGTGCGTTCCTTTGTTTGCGCAATTGCATGTGTGACGTGGCCGTGCCGTGCCTGTGGCCGTCGTGCATGGCCGTGCATGGCCGTCGTGCCTGTGGCCGTGGTGTCGTGGCCGTGATCACGGCCGTGCCGTGTCCGCCGTGGCCGTCCGTCATGTCGTGGCTGTGGCCGTGATCACGGCCGCCCTGGGCGTCCGTCGTGCATGGCCGTGGTGCCGTGGTTTTTGTGTCGCCGTCGTGTGGTTGCGACACGCCGATGAATGCTAGTGTTTGCAACGGTTTATGTGGTGTCTGCGTTGTCTCGATTTGCTATCTGCCTGGATAGCGTATATAGTGGGAGCCATCAAGCAAACGACAACGAAAGGAACAGAGATGAACGAGAGGCCACCACCACGGAGACCACCACCGCAAGGACGGTGACACGAAGCCCCCCCTAACGGGCGCGGCATGGATGATTGATAATTGAAGAGTGGACGCGACGAAGACGCGACGGATTGCGACTAGGCATGATGCACCCTCACATCACGCAAGGCCGAACCGTCGTCGAGTCGCTAACGTGGTGCGATTGCCGGCATGGAATTGTCTCGCACTGTCTGAGTGGTCTACGATGGCCTTAATCCAAGTTAGGAGTAAGGGCCATGAGTTTGAAAGAATTAAGGATGAAGCGCGGTCTAACGCAACGTGAGTTAGCGCAACGTAGTGGCGTGCATCATGTCGAGATTGCGCAGATTGAGACAGGTAAACGCAATGTTCGGGCGGTGTCGCTTGATACTGCACTGCGATTGTGCGATGCTCTCAAGATCGCTAATCCGCGCAAATTGCTTGATTCTGATTCTAAGTCTTCGGCGGATTGATTGAATCCGCCAGGGCTAGCGTAGTCTTTATGGCACGTCTAGCCCACGAATGAGTGGGGGCCATGCGCTACCAACACATGGCCCCAATTGCTCAGTAAATGTAACCAATCAATTAACCAAGCGGCTCTAAGTCTAGCAGGGCCGCTAGATAGGAGTATCTAAAATGAGTTTCGCAGATGATTACCGCAGTGAGGTGCGTTCTTCCATCGTCAACAATCTGTCTACCATGGCGGAAGACGAAGGCGTTACCCCTACCGAACAGTGGTGTGACAACCGGCGTGATGATATTCTCCCGGCGGTGACTGGCGATGATAACGGATCGTGGACATGCAACACGGCCACGTCAACCGAAAACATTAATGGCGTCATGTTTTCCGCTGATTGGGATGGATTCATCCACAGTGATTACGCTTATAACGCGCCGCTGGATGATGCGGAGAGTCTTGAGATTTGCTATCGAGAGTATCTCTTCGATGAAGAGTTCCCGGAAGCTGTGGCCGAGTTCCTGCGCTGATTCTTCCCCTGGCCTTCGGGCGTGAGCCTATCAAATCACGCCCATATAGTCGTTCGGACATTACATTCCAACACAATCGAGGTGCTTTAAAATGTGCAGCAGTAACCAATTTTTTATCAGCGACTACAAGGACGTTGACAAGATTCCCGATAATAAACCCTTCCAACCTCTCACTTTCGTGACCGAGGTCAAATGGAACGACGGTAAGACTTACTACGTGTTCGCCCCTCATGCCGACGCTCCTGGACGCAACGGCTTGTTCTTCATACGCGAACCTTACATTGAGGATGTTTTCAAGCGGATCGACGCGACTGTAGACGTGTACGTGCTTGATAACAAGCTCACGTTTTCGCCCGACTGTCTGACCATTAACGACGGGCGGCGCGTTCCGTTCCGTTGGGATGGGGAGTACACGTACCGCCTACGCAAAACGTATTTCGCGGGGCGTTCGCCTTATGCATTTATCAGGCTGCTTGTTCAGCCGTGGTGGAATGCGAGGACTCATGCGGCGCTTACCGGTATCGGCTATATCAAGGCGGGTGTTGCAAATGCGTGAGAAGGTTACTCTGCTTGTTGCCGTCCTGTTTGGCCTGTTGGCTTTCGGCGTGGCCTGTTCCCCGGCGTTGAGTGATCAGCCTGTTGCCGATCCGCATGGCACGCCTGAACAGCAGTGGACGTGGTGGCTTGAAACGTATGCCACGAAGGATTACAGCCAAGCCGACCTAGCGAGCTACCGTGAGTTGTCCAATATCCCGCAGTGCGGCATGGAGGACGGTAGCACTTCGGACGGTTACGAGCGTATTTGCGAGTGGCGTGGAAGCGTTGACGGCAATCAATCCGGCACGTCATATGTGCTCGTGAGTGGCAGCAAGGTTTTGGAATGGTGAAACCGCTCAGGGCCGTGCGGTAAACGGCCCATCAAATAATCAAGTTTTCATACAAGGGAGTTTTAAAATGTCGAACAAGGTTAACGGTCTGTGGGCAGTCAATTCGTCCAGTGTCTTCATGTTTTTCGATTCCGTCAACACGCCTAGCGTGTGGCGTTTCGAGATGAAGGATGGTGTTGAATCATGGCGGATGATTCCGGGCGTGAAGAATGCTCAGGCGGTGCGTGGTGTAGCTGCCGCGTATCGTGCTGACGGTGGTACGTGGCTTGACCCTAACGGCTCCGATTATGCTCAGGCGGTGAGTGAGATTGGTGACGTGCCGTTGATCGTGGAACGTGGCGATTGCATGGTTTCCTCTGATTGTGGGGATTATACGGCGCATGGCGTGAGCTTGTCCGATGCCGACCGTGAGCATGGTTGGGAATTGTCTTACAGTGATGGCGGCATGGTTGTGTCACGTGACATTTCATTCCTCACCCCGGCCGAGTGTGACCATCCTGAGATGTGCGAAACCTACGATGATTTGCCGGTTGTCACCCCGCAGGCGGTTGAGCCTGAACCGGATACGGTTGAGATTCCTGAAGTGCCGCCGATTCCGTCCAATGATACGCCGAAGGTGATTGCGCAGCATGGCGTCAAGGCGCGCGTGGTCACGATTCCAGGTGGCAAGTCGGTCAAGGAGTTGGCTGACGTGTTTGGTGGATATGTGCATAAGCCGCGTGGCTTCCGTGATTCCAAGGGCCGTCGCGTCGCATATGTCGCGTTCGACGGTAAGAGTGGCGTGGTTGCGTACCGTGACTACTACCAGCGTGGCAGTGACCAAACGTTGGAAGAGTCCGTGGCCGCGTACCTCGCTCAGCATGAGATTGTCGAGGTGGCATGAAATGTCACGTGTCGTCATCACAGCACAGCAGGTCAAGGCCGCTTTGGAGGCTACCGGCTATTCGTCCATCGAGTCGAACATTCAAACCGTATTACAGGAGATCGGCAAGCGTCCCGCATTGATAACCGCGTATCTCAGCACGGTTATCAACGCCGCTGCCGACAATCTGCCTGATCCGCGTCATATGGATTGCCTGTTCTGAAAAGTTTGGCCGGACGGTATGCCTAGTACCGTCCGGCCATTGCAAACAGTAATTAACTCAACCAAACCATTTGCAAGGAGATTCTACCATGTCCCGTCATTATTACGCTGTTTATTGGCCTTACGGTGTCAACACTTTCAATTTCGACCATGAGCCGATTGGTACTGTTGTCCCATTCGATACGGCTAAAGCGCGTAACGCTTACGTTGCCGCTGACCGGTTCGACGGTAATTTTCATAAGAGCGCGCCGGATTATCGATTGACGCGCAAGATGATGCTTGAGGCGCTGAGAGAGTTCCGTTCGTTGGATTCCAAGGGCTACGAAGGTTGGCGTGTGGATGGCGTCTTCCATGAGTCTCTTGGTGATGCGTACAAGGCGATGTTCGATGCTGATGCGCAGTTGCGTTATGAACTGTTCGGTGACGTTGATTCGAGGGAGGCGTGAGTGTCATGGAAACATTGAAATTGTGGGCTGATTTTCACGTTGGTCAGCAAATGTATGCATATGACCATTTTGATGTGGTCGAGCGTAAGCGTTATTGGCGTCCCGTGTCGAAAACGTATCTTGTGTACGCGTGGTTGCGTGACTTGATTCGTGGGATGCGTTACGCGCGCTTGGGTGGATTCCAGGGTTGGCTGTACTGCGTTGTCAAGGATGGCGGGTTCACCACTCAGGAGTTCATGGGTCTTAATGACGAAATCGAGGTGTTGTGATGATTGACGTGAATATGCTGCCACGTGAGCTTACCGGCTATGTCGGTCATGTCTGCGGCCTGTGGTTCGGCAGTTATTTTATTGATTTTGAGCCTGTGTTCGTCCATTCCACGGCGGGCATCATCGGTGAACTGTACGAATACCTGGTGGATACGGTTCAGGACAATTCGATGAATGGCGGCTTGGATTATGAGGATGCGGAAGAGTGCGCAAAGTTGGCGGCTACCGTTCCGTGGTCTATGGAAGAGATTGACCGCGTGGCGGAACAGTCTTTCCGCTACGTGTCTGACCGAACGTTGCAGGTGGCTTACGCCTTGTGTGTCCTCACTTTTGATGCGATGTTCCCGCAGAAAATCGAGGTTGTCAAACCGGACGTGCGGGAGACGTTGTTGAGCGTGGCGTTCCCGCATGATTGGCAGCGCCGCATGGCGGAGTCTGACCATGATCGCGTGAGCGTCTACCGCATGGGTTTGGAATGCGTGACGAAAGCGTATGACAAGGTTTTCGACCGTCTTGGGGAGGCTGACTGACATGACGCGCAGTAGGAACAGACGACTTCGCCTCATCCCATCGCACCTTCCGCTGATCCGCGACAAACTCGCGGAATACGAGCGGGTCGCATTAAAGGAGGAGATGGCTGCGCACTCGCAATACGAGCGGAGCATGGAAGCGGCTTGGAATTCCGCCGACAATCTCGCCGTCGCGCAGCTTTGGTGGATCAGCCGAGACATGACGGCGCTGGCGGAAGATACCGTCCAGGCAGGCGATTTCCCGAAAATGGACGCGCCGGCGCAAAGCGGGCTTATCTTCTTCGACGGGGGTATCCAAACCGTCACATTCACCGTGATCGACGATGCGACGGGAAGGAAGGTCGGAGCCGCCCACGTGTCGGCACTCTTCTGGCAATGCGACGGCGACGGCGATATCGAACTGATGGGCTTCACGGACCATCCATGCGGCCTTACGGAATGCGACGCGAAATCATTCTCGCTGCCGGTCGTCAAAATCACCAGCGACGTTTTCAACAGGCATGTCGGCGGTATCCAATGGTTCTACGATCTGCTGCACGCGGTATGGGCGTTGAGCGCGGAACCGCATATCTGCGAGGCAAAACCGGCGAAACCTAATATGGAGCATCCACTGCCGCCGCGTTTCGACCCCGAAATACGCAAGGTCAAGATGCTGGTGCTGCGCGAGAACCTGCATCGTCCTGGCGGAAGCGCCGATGATGACGAGCGGGTGCGACGTGAGTATTCGCATCGTTTCATCGTGCGCGGCTTCTGGAGGGATCAGGTGTATGGTCCGAATCATTCGCTGAGGCGCAGGCAGTGGATACCGCCATTCGTCAAAGGCCCGTCCGACAAGCCCTTGATCTGCAAGGAGACGGTGCGCATATGGAAACGGTGAGCGACATGATCGCCGGTTTTCTCGCCGGCCTGACGCCGGGTACAAGGGCGCAGTATCGGAGCGTCGTATCGCGATGGCTCCGCTGGTGTGCGGATAACGGCATCGACATGCTGCGGGCGAAGCGCACTCATATCGAGGTGTTCGCCGCCTATGGCGACGGCATGCGGCCAGCGGCGAAAAACACGGTGTGCAGGAATCTGAGCGTCGTTTGCTGCCTCTACCGCTATCTCTGCGAGGAGGGGTATATCGACTGCGATCCGGGCGAGCATGTGCGTAGGCCGAAACTGTACGGTCATTCGGATGGCACGTACCTCACCCGCGAGCAGGCTAGGCTTTTTCTGGACGAAGCGCGTGGTATGGGTGCGCGGACGGATGCCCTGTGCAGTCTGCTGCTGTTGACCGGTGCGAGGGTTAGCGAGGCGCTTGGGTTGGATGTCGAAGACTGTCATCTGGATGACGGGCGTCCGTGGGTGCGGTTCGACCGCAAGGGCGACTGGTCTCAGCGTGTGGCCATTCCCTCCGATGCGGCCGAAGCTCTCGCACGACTCATTGGCGAACGTAGGCGTGGTGCGGTGTTCCGTGAGGATTCCGGCGCGCGTCTGCGGCAGCAGACCGCCGTGGGCATCGTATCGTCCGTGGCATTGCGCGTGGGCGTGCCGGATATTTCGCCGCATTCATTGCGGCGAACGTTCTGCACGCTCTCCCGTGACGCTGGCGTGCCGGACAGGGACATCATGGCCGCAGGCGGGTGGAACAGTCCGCAGATGCTCGACTATTACGACATGTCCCGTCGCGGGCTGAATGGCAAAGCTGGCGACGGATTGCAGGATTACCTGGGCAAGGAGGATTGATTTCCACAACACGCCCGACTTGAAATGTTACCTTTGGTAACATATATTGTAGTTAGCAACAAACGGGAAGCATCAAGGCATCCCCACAATCACAAGGAGATTGAAATGATTACCATTCGTATCGAAAAAACCAGAGGCCACAAGTGGAATGAGACTGGCACATTCGCACTGGAGTTCCCGAAGTCGGAATTACGAAAGCGCGTCTATGATTGCCAGCTCGACAAGGACGGCGAAACCGAAGACGCATGGCTTTGCATCCCGTCCGAACGGCTCCGTGCCAAGTATGAGCGGCTCGTCGCTGACGAGGAGTCCACGCAATCCGATTACGACAAGCTGTACGAAGAGCTTTCGGCTTACTCAGACACGTTGACCACCGAGCAGCTCATGGACTGGTTCATCGACCTGAACGATCCTGAAACCATCAGCGGATGGACCGAGCGCATCGAAGCCCACAACGCCTACATCGACGTGATGGAGCCGAACAATGCGGTGCTCAGGAACCCGCTTGACGTGGATTCGACGTTCCATATCCGCATCTACGATTACTTCATCGATTTCCATGAGGATAGGGAGATTGTGGACGACTTGGAGTTCACCCCGTCCGACGTGGATGCGGATGATTGGACGGAGGACATCAAACGGTGTCTTGAGGAAAACGGGTGGCGTCTTGACTCCAAGATCGGAACGGATTCCGATGATTCCGATTTGCTGGTGTTCGATTGCGTCAAGGCGTGACGTATTCCGCTGAAAATCGTTGTTCTGCCGGTTCCAGCGTGTTTTTCATGCTGGAACCGACGTTTTCCGTGTTTTCATGATTGTCTGGAGGTTTGATGACGTTTGGATCGAAGGCCGCTTTTCGCGCGGCACGGGAACGCTGCGGCATCAGTCAGAAGATGCTTGCCGACCGTTTCGGCAATGCCGTGTTGACGGTGAAACGTTGGGAGAAGCCTGGCGAGGCGGAACCACCGGCAGACGTGCAGGCATGGTTGGAAAGTATGCTCACGCAGCATGTCGAAGCGGTCGAGGCCGCGTTGGATGCGGTGGACGGGATTGAGGAAGTCCAAGGCAACCCGCCTGACCATGTTGACTTGCTCTACTATCGTTCGCAGGAACACTACGACCGTTACGGACGGGACAAAGGCGATTACGCGATCGTCAATGCCCGCAGCAGGGAGATAGCCGCGATCCTTGAAGCGCAGGGCATCGAAGCGCGGTTCCGTTATCCCGAGGATGATGAAGCCGGTTTCCAACGTTTGGCGAACACTCGCTAAACGCATTTGTTGTTATCAGGGCCATCGTAGACCACTCAGTCGGCGTTTAACGCAGTGTGTAGCCAATTGTCCACCAATTCGGCTTCGTTGACTGGCTCGAAACACCATGCGTCTAATCCGACGTTGATCTCATTGTGATGCCTGCCGAACTCAAGCGGGTCATGCGCGTGCGTATGACCATGCAGGAGCAAAGTGTTGTTCACGTATGGTATCGCGTATTCGGCTAATTCCGGCGCGTTCCAATTGGTTGAGACTGTGCCTAGGGGTTTGCTTTGCGTGAAGTCTTCGCGCCATTGGTAGTGGCTTAAAAATACCGTGTGTGGATTGTTGCCCCACCCGTCTCTGATTTCGGTGATGCCGACCATTCCGACTTCCACGAACACGCTTGCCAACTTTTCCAGCGTGCGGCTGGAACTGTGCAGTTCGTGGTTGCCAAGAATCAGATGCCTGTTCTTGCGCGGCACATGCAAGTTTTGGATGCGCATTATCGCTTGGTCTACGCTCCACGTACCACCGGAACTGATGTCTCCGAGAATGTAGAGTTCGTCTTCCTCGCCAACATACGTGTTGATGCTTCTGATGATGTCGGCATCATGCTTCCGCCAGTCAACACAGTTCTTGAGCGGCTTATGCTCATGTTCGGCTTGTTGTTTGATCGATGCATCCTTAGCGTATCCGGGTAGCGCGTAGCCACGTAATGCAGCCACGAAAGGGTGAGCGAAATGCAAGTCACTGGTAAACCACTTCATTTGTTGTCCTTCAACATGTTCCTGTAGATGCGTGTCCCGGCTTTTATAGCAAGTTCCGGCGTACTGTAGCAGCAGGGTTCCATGCATGGGCCTGATAGCGGGTGAATCGTCGGGTTATCAATGTCGAGGTCCACGCGGCATTCCTTGTATATCACGGGAACGTATACGCCTTCATCCTCGATAATCATGATCGCACTGTACTTGGGTTTGTCCTCGTCAATGTGTCCAAAAGGCTTGAAATTCGAGAGGTCGGGGGACGGCTTGCTATCACTTGTAAATACGAATTTCTTCGTGCTTGAAGTGTCATCCACGGTTCTCTACCACCTTCCCGTACTGCTTATCCCACTTGTCCAATGCTTCTAAAATGTTCGGCAGTCCAAAATAGTCGTAGTATTGGCTGTAACGTTCGCCGCTTTTCGTCTCGAATGCGATGGTCAGCATTTCGGGGTCATCGCCACAGGTTTCGCAGACGCAGAATGGCGAATAATCGTAGCCGACTACTCGTACCGGCTGATCGTCGCTTCCGTCGAACAGTTCCGGTGATTCGACTTGCAACACGCGCATCAGCAGTTCGTTCGTTGATTTTCCAGTGGTGTTTTCCGTCATACTCCCCTACTTTCCGTTGACTTCGATTACCAGTTCCGTGTCACCATGAACGGTCGCCTTGATATCGTCATTGGGCTGATTCGACAGGTGCATGATGATGTCGGTGACAGTTTCGTAATTCAGTTTCGGGGCAATGGTGATGTTCCCATAGCCGTTGGGCACGGCTTCGATATTGTTGCTGTACACCGGCATGGAGTATTGCGTCGCTCTTAACTCCTTGAGTTTTCCTGACATGACGATTTCGCAATTGTCTAAAATGCTTATCTTCTTGCCTAAGTGCGTGGCGTTCAGATGGTCTGCTGTGATTGTCTCGCTCATTCCGCGTGGTCTCCTAGTTCTCGTTGGTAATTCTTTTGAAGGATGTTTCCGGGCGTGGGAATGTGCTGCCGTTGCTGTTCGTGATCCGTTCCAATTCCATGAACTCTTCGACCGACATGGTGACGCTTATGTTAGTGCAATCATCCGTTATCCTGACGTATTCGGTTGGCGTTTGATACAGTACGTCGTTTTCGTCATAGGACACGGCATATGTGTCGATGATTTTCAGGATCACGCCATTCATGACGTTCTCCCATGTGGTTATCAGCTGTGGCGGATTACGTATGCCCTCCGCTTCTGTCTTGTCTGTGCTTTCGTAGTGGAATCCGAGTTTTATCAGCTTGTCTATAACGGGGGTTGTTTTCTTGGTGAAGTCGAGTACCGTCATTGTGTCTCCTTCTGTGATTCTAGTTGATGCCGCTGCTGCCGAATCCTTTCTCGCCACGTTCGGTCGAATCCAGTTCGTTGACTGGCTCGAATTGCATGTGCGCGTATGGGAGGAACACGATTTGCGCTATCCGGTCTCCCTCATGCACTTCAAACGCATGTTCACCCATGTTTCTGAGGATTACGCCGACTTCGCCACGATAATTGGCATCGATTACTCCGGGCGCGTTCATCACGGTGATGTCGTGTTTCAACGCCAATCCCGAACGTGGGCAGACCAGTCCGACATATCCGGCTGGAATAGCCAGTCTCACGCCCGTATGCACGAGCGTCTGACTGCCCGCGCAGATGATCGTGTCCTCATTGCTTCTGAGGTCTGCTCCACCATCGTTCGCGTGAGCGTAACTGATGTTATTGGTTTTGCCGCTGATATGCATTTAGTCTCCGAACTTTTCGAGAATGAGTACGCCTATGACGCCGATAATCCAAGCGATTATCAGGATGATTGTGATACCGGCCAATGCGAGCAGCGGTATCCATATGGGTGCGAGCACCCATATCCACGGGTATGGGAATTGGCCCCCGATTTTCAGGAGTGCCAACATGCCGGACAACAGTAGGAGGATTAGCGTGCAGTCGATGTTGACTCGCATTATTAGTCCTCCGTGTAGAAAGTGAGCGTGTGGAGCTTTTTCTTCGCGTTCAATTGCTCTCCGAACATGCCGTACTGTTTGACTGGTTCGATCACGTCGCGCATGTGATGCGCGTGATAGGTGATGGTCTTGCCCTTGTCGGTGATGCTGATGATGCTCACTGCCGGTTGTCCTTTCCGACGAGTCCCCAAATATCGTCCACTGGAGTGGTTTGCTGCATCAGCATGTACACGTCCGCGATACGGTAGATGGGATGCCGCCCTTCCTTGCGTACCGGGGTGAGCTTGCCCCTGTGCGCCCATGATTTCAACGTGTTCGCGGATACGAGGTATCCAGCCTGTTGGAGTTTGCTTCTAATGTCCGAAGCAGTCCCCGTGTAAGTGCTGTGTTTGATCTTGTCTTGCATGAGTGTCCTCAAAAAGTTAATGTTCCAAACGTTCCTGCATCCACGGCATTTGACTTGTTTTGCCGTCTCGTCAGCGCTTAACGGCATGTTGCAGTCAGTGTTGGGGCAATTGCCCAAGCTAACCGTATGGCCTTGATTCAACAGGCGCTGGCATTTGTCGCGGGCGATGCGGATTTCAAGCGCGTACACGGGTGTTGCCGTTGAGCATAGACACGCGGGTTCGCCTTGCTTGGTTTTCTTCACGGCTATCCGCTGCGCCAACACGTTCAACGGATCGTGATTCAGGTATTCGACGCCTAAGCATTTAGCGAACGCGGATAGTGTGCCCCACACGCTATCATCCCGTTCGTCTCCCTCATACAGCAGGTCGAACACTTGCTCCCTCAATGGCGGATTATCAGAGTATCCTCCCCCGCCACCATCAGCGTCATGGTTCTTGTTGATGCGGTTCATCTTGTCGGTTTCCAAGTAGCCGATGTTCTTCATGAACCATTCCAAGTCGGCTAGGAGCCGCTGTTCACATTCAGGGCAGAGTTGCCTGGTATCGTCTCGTTCACGCCCGCAACGCAACAGTTTGCAGTCAGCCAATCGCACGCCTTCCAAAATCATGGTATGTTGATTCCGCACCGGTGCCCGAAGGCGTGCGATTAATGCCGGAACATGTCTAGTATACCGGTTGCACCCAACCTTGCAACCGGTATTGGATTAACTGATTTTGCCGAGAATTCTCCCGCCTCTCAGCGTTAGCGTAGGCGGGGGATGAATCGGTTTTCTTCTTATGCTATACTGGCATTCAGTCGTACATATCGGAAGTGAGGTGTTTGCAGTGAAACTTGAATCAAATCATCATTCGGTGTTCCTCATGCATTATCATCTCGTGCTCGTCGTGAAATACCGTCGCAAAGTGTTCGATGACACGATTTCCAATCGCGCACGGGAGATTTTCGAGTACATCGCGCCCAAGTACGGCATCACGTTGGAGGAATGGAATCATGACGTGGACCACGTGCATGTCCTGTTCCGCGCCCAGCCGAAGACCGAACTGTCGAAGTTCATCAACGCGTACAAGAGCGCCAGCAGCCGACTGCTGAAACAGGAGTTCCCCGGAATCAGACGCAAGCTTTGGAAGGAGTATTTCTGGAGCCGTAGCTTCTGCCTGCTCACCACGGGCGGCGCACCCGTCGAGGTGATACGCAAATACATCGAGAACCAAGGCGAGAAGAGCCGAACCCAAGCATGAAGACACATATCGCCGTGAGGTTCCGCGCATATCCCACCGAAGAACAGGCGCGGCTGATAGACCGCACCATCGGCTGCGCACGCTTCGTATACAACCTCATGCTCGAAACCCGCATCGCCCACTATCAGACCACATGGGAATCATGCCGCCCCACGCCCGCCCTGTACAAAGACACGTACCCGTTCCTGCGCGAGGTGGACAGTCTGGCATTGTGCAACGCCCAACTCGCCTTGGAGAAGGCGTACCGCAGGTTCTTCGACAACGGCTGCAAAGGATTTCCCAGATACAAGTCGAAACGACACGGGAAGGCCGCATATACGACCAACCGCATCGGCGGCAACATCAAACTGGACGACAAGGCAAGGAGGCTGAAACTACCGAAAATCGGATGGCTCGCCGTCCGCCAGCACAAGTACATCCCCAACGATTGGAAACTGAAATCAGTCACCGTCGAACATCGACCGTCTGGCAGATACACGGCGACCATCCTGTTCGAGCGCGAGACCCAAACGCCCGAACAGGTGGAACCCGTGCGCATCGTCGGATTGGACTACGCTTCGCACGGACTGTACGTCTCCAGCGACGGGAAGCAAGCGGAATATCCGGGCTACTATCGGAAAACGCAGGACAAGCTCGCTCGGGAGCAGCGCAGACTCTCCCGCATGGTCGAAGGCTCCGCCAACTGGTACAGGCAGAAACAACGGGTGGCCCGACTGTCGGAGAAGACCGCCGACCAGCGGCGCGACTGGCAGCACAAGAAGGCCAACGGGATTGCGGCAGCCTACGACATGGTGGCCGTTGAGACGCTGAACCTGAAAGGCATTACCTCAAAACCCAAGCCGAAACCCGACCCCGACCATCCCGGACATTTCCTGTCCAACGGACGCAAAGCGAAAAGCGGACTGGCGAAAAGCACGTTGGACAACGCCTACGGCATGTTCTGCACCATGTTGGAATACAAGCTCGCCCGCCAAGGCAAACGGCTGGTACGGGTGGACAGGTGGTTCCCGTCGAGCCAACTGTGCCACGACTGCGGCTACCGGAATCCGCAGACCAAGGACTTGGACGTCAGGGAATGGACGTGCCCGCAGTGCGGAGTCATGCACGACCGGGACGTGAACGCCGCCCTGAACATCCGGGACGAAGCCAGAAGAATCGTCGAGCGGCGCGACTCGTAAAACAACGCGCGAACCACAGGGCATGTGGGGATAGCCTGTCGATACTGAACCCATTGGGGTTCTTGAGCAGGAAGCCCCCGCCTCTCATAAGGCGGGGGAGAATGTCACCGTCTCAAACAGTCTCCCGCTTCCGTTTTCTCTTCTCGGGTTGAAGCAGGTAGTAGTTGCGTTCGTAGGCTGCCTGTTCCTCACGGCTGAAATGGTGGAATGTCGGACGATGCGCAAGCTTGTATCGGCGGTTGCATTCCAAGACTTGCTCACGGTGGGCCATCCGCCACTGTCGCGTGTGCTCACGTTTCCGTGCGAGCTGTTCCGCAGTAAGCTTGACCGGCTTTTTCGACGCTTTCGCCTTCTTCTTTCCGACTGGCGGCTTCTCAGACGGCTTGCGCCTACCACGACGAAGAACTGCTATGTCAACCGCGAACATTTTCATGATCTCGTCGGCGGTAGGCTCATTCATTCCGTTTGCTCCAATGATTTGCAGTAGTCCTCTCGATCACGTACAACACGACGGCCTCATTGTTGTCCAATGCCAGTGGGTTCGCTGCCGTGACGTTGATGATTTTCCACCCATCATCCAGATAGTCGATGAGTTTAGAATCATTCTGCACACGCACACCGTTACCGGTGAACTTCGTGTATACGGGGATTAGCTCATGTTCCATTATTTCGTTTCCCCGTCCTTGCCGCTAGCATTGTCCCAATCGCAGGAAAGACCGCCTCCCCCCTTGTAGACGTTGAACCTGATGCATGTCACGGCCCTACCGTCGTGCAACTCGATTCTGCACTCATCGACAGCGAAGTCGCCTCGCACATCAATGCAGTCACTACCGCCTTCAACATCGTCAGCATCCGCTTCGTTCTCGCATCCGGCCAGCGGGAAAACCATCGCTACGGCCATAAGCACGGCCATTAGCCCTCGTTGAATATTCTTGTTTCCTATCATTTCGTCTCCTTGATTGTCTTATCCCGTCGATTTCGACGGGTTTGAATGTGGTCTAGAAGTGTTTTGCCATCCAGTCGGCGATGAACAACGCGACGATCGACGCAAACGACGCGAAAGAAAGCAAACCGAAGACAATGGTGAAAACAATCAAAACAGCCTTCATTCCGTCACCGCCTTACGTGCCACTTCGAGCACTTCTTTCGCCCGCGCGATGTAGTCTTCCTGATATCCGCAGATTTCACCGGCGTAATCCCATGCATCGTCTTCGTCCTTCGCCACATAGTCGCTTTCGATGCCATCCCATTCGCAGCTGTTCCAGCAGAGCCGTTTCGCCACGGCCTCCACCTCGGCGTCGGTTGGTGGAGCGGAACGTCCGGCCATGTACGCTGTACCGGCAAGCTCACGAACCGTCTGAAAAGTCAAATCATCATCCATGCCACGCTCGTAAGCGTTGGCCTCGTCAAGCATGATGCTCAATTAGTCCTCTTTCCGTTAGCTTTGACCATGGCCCACAGGATTTCGCTTGCCGGACGCCTCCTGTATGACAGGTCGTTGTAGGACTGCACATAGTCGAGAATCAGTTTCGAGCCGGTCGAATCCGGTGTCAGAATCGCGTTCACTCGCGGCGGCACCATCTTCTGCCATACGATCTCGTCACACAGTTCCTTCGTGCAGACCAGATAGTTCTGATCGCCGTAGAACGTCAGTCCGTTGCCGCTAGTGAAGTCAGCCATGCATGACTTGACCTCGTAGAACTCGAAGCAGCCTTTCTCGACGCTTGCGGGCACCGGCTCACCGTTGATGTTCCAGGGCTTGAAGCCCACGTAGTCCACGCGCCTTTCGTCGGGCGTGTTACGGTCGAAATTGACCTCGCTCGCCCAAAAAGCGGTCTGATTCCTCAACCTCTTCTCCACCAGCTTGGACAGCATGGCGGTGGTCTCAGCCCTGCTCATTTCTTCCTCCTGAAGTACTTGTATTCACCGTGATGGAACAGGAACAGGTGAAGTCTCCACACCTTGACTGCCAACAATCCCTTGAGCGTGATCGCATACCCGCCATGGACACGCTTCATGAGCTTCCTATCGGCCAATGATTCAAGTATTCGGGAAAGCTCTTGGTTCTCTCGTTGTTGCCAGATGTAGTTCATCCCCTCAGCGATATACAGGCAACACATGTCCTTGTCGTATTGACTAATCATCATTAGCCTCCCTCTCAAGGATGTAGACGTTCGTCGCTGTGACGGCGTTATCACGCAATTCCGTTGTCGGCATGGTATCCACCCGCAGAATCTGCCAACCCTCGTTCAGCAACTTTTCAAACACACCCACATTCATCAAGGTGCGCTCATCGCCGTAATCACTCCAAAAAAGTGGGCAAACCTTGTACCGTTTATTCATTTCGCGTCCTCCTTCATGAAGACAATCCAGTGTGTTCCCGTGCGGTTCGGCTGCTTGTTGCCGAAGAGTGGCTTGTGCGCTGTGAGCTTGAGAATCTGCGATACGGGTATCTGTGTCTCATTCCATTTGAAAATCAACACTCCATGCTCTTTCAGGACGCGGAAGCACTCGCTGAACATGGTCTCGAGGTCAGCTTTCCACGTCTCTTGGTCGAGGCAACCGTATTTCTGCGCCATGTAGCTCGTTTCCCCCGCATTGCGCAGGTGGGGCGGGTCGAGCACCACCATGCGGAACGTCCCGTCGGGGAACGGCAGGTCGCGGTAGTCCATCAGCATGTCCGGCTTGACATCGAACCTACGCCCATCGCACAATTCCCAGCTCTCATCACGCACATCACCAAAAAGCACCCGATCATCCGATTTGTCAAACCAGAACATTCGGCCGCCGCAGGCGGGGTCAAGAACAGGCTGATACGCGCTCATTTCGTATCCTTCCCCTTGTACTCGTCCACGAGTTCTTTCCACTGCCTGCTTGCGAGTGCGGCGTGGCTGAACCAGCTGGTAGAGATATGTCCACGTGGACATTGGAGCCGGTAGACTGTGAGTGTTGTCCTTACTTTGCGGCTCTCGTGGTATTTTTCCGTTTGCGATGCCTTGATTACTGGTAGTCTGCCGCACATTGGACACCCGTATTCGTTGCGTCTGCGTTTGAACCACATGACTATTCCTCCGCGTCCTCGCTTTGGTTAGGCACCTCGGAAGGCATCGAGCCGGAATAGCCGAGCATGGACCGGCAGTGGTCGATGATATGGTCAAGCAGTCGAGCTTGCATTATGACGCCATACACGAAAGCCTCACTGCCATCAAGCAGGTCGTTGGAATATTTGATTATCGGATTGTCAGACCGGATGACCGACTTCAAATCGGCATAGGCTTCTTCCGCATCCTCTCCCGGCGCTGGTTCAATGTCGGCAAGGATTTTCCTCCGCTGGTTCTCGCACCAGTCGATGATCTCGTTCAACGTCTTGTCTTTTTCACTCACGTTCGTAGCCATTTGTTATTCCTTTACTGTTCTTATCGTTCCTGTGGTTATCGTCATGGTCGAAGATGCATACGAATACGCCTAATAGCATGAGCACGCAGAGTATCGCTATCACACCCAATGTGATGACGATGAACACGCTTGAAATATTCCAGCAAACATCAGCCAGACTCATGATTTCCTCTCCTTGCGGAATTGTCTGATAGCATTTTCCGCGTCGTAATAGCGGGCGACAATGCGTACCCACGAGTCGAACGCAGCTTCGGCAGTCTGACACACCTCGCCTTGAAGGCACCTAAGGTCGCACTCATACCGGTAGACAGTATGACGTGGATTGTGATACGTGCATTTGCCGGTGACAATTGTCGGCGCGTGACCGCAGTATGGGCATCTGAGGTAACTTTTCGGCTCCTCCTGCTTTTTCTTCTTCCGTCCGAACATCACTCACCCTTCAACGGATATGGCGCAGTGGTTGGTGTAAGCGGGAACGCATGCGGATACAGGCAGTCAAGAACCGTCCTCCACTTCGCGTATTCGCGGATGCGCTTATCAAGGTCAGTTATTGGTTGCTCCTTACTGTAGGAAGTCTGCTTTTGTGGATTCCATTAGTCCGATAAGCTCGTAGACACTCGCGTGCTCGCTTGAAACGTTCGAGGAATAAGACACTCGTGAATCCCCGATTATCGGCGTGGTGTCCACGCACAATATCCAAGGGGTGAAGTCTCCGATGATTTCTCCGATGGCCTTGCGTAGCTTGTCTCGCTGCTCGTCGGTCAGCTCATGGTCAGAATCGTCAACATCATTCATGGCTCCCCCACATTCCTTCTTCGTTGGCCGCATAGTTCTTGCATTGGAATATCCGCGCCAATTTCTGAGCATCCCCGAGAGCCTTCCACAACGCATCTCCCCTTGATACTCTCTTGCTTATCGGATAGTCGCGTGTGGCACGGAAAAGCCAAGTGTTCTCGATCACATCCCAACCCCATAAGACCAGTTCATATCCATTGAATGTCTCATCCGGCATGGTGTAGATATGACGGATGCTGACCGCGTATTGGTTATTCATCGCTTCACCTCGTTGAGTATAAGTATCGAATCGTATGCTCTGCATAGTTGGTTCTCACCACCGTTGAGACTGATGATGACCGGCTGGAACACTCCCCCGAAAAACAGTTGCACCATGCTGCCGCTGCCGTTACTGAACTTCGTGGTCATCGATTGGAGGAAACCGTCGATAGTGGTTCCCTCAACGGTGGTGGCTATCGCACGCTTGCCAGCGAGGAATGACGATGGCAGGTGCTGCCAGTCGGTGATATGGTCATGCACATTCATGGTCGAACACCCCGTTTTCCAATCGTGCAAGCAGGTCTTTGCCGAAGTTGATTCCCGTCCCGCAGACGGCATTCTCAATGTCTTTCGTCCGCTGGTCGGAAGATGGTTTGTTTCGCACTGTCTCACATTCATGAATGAGCGTATGTAAAAAGTCGGCAAGGTTAGCCAACCGGCGTTCAGCACGAGACACATCTTCAAAATCGACGTAAACCAGTGGGAACGAGTCAGCGTCGAACGTGCGTTTGACCACACTCCAATCCATCGTGTCCAAATCACCGTCCGCGAACAGTTGCGCATCACACTTGACATTGTGGATATGCCAAGCGTCACCGTCGAAGCTCAACAGGTCTTCACCATCCCGAGTCACATACCAGCCCGGTTCGGTCGGCATGTCAGAGTCGGACTTATGGTGAGGTTCCAGATCGTACATGGCTTTCACCTGCGCGTAGATGTCATCCAATTCCCTCCCGTCGAACTCCACAGTCAGACAAGTACCAGCCTTGTCAGTGAACAGGTAAGGCATTGTTTTGAAATCAATGCTTCTCAACATTTCACTCTCCTTCTTCCTCGAATGATGCTTGTAGTGCGTCCGCGAACACCTGCAATGCGTGTTCCACCCTCTTATCGAAATCGTCCGGCACCCGCGCACTGACAACCCCAGACATGTGGTTGCCGATGTCATCGCCACCATCCACATAGATAGGCACTTTCACACGCGCCGTCGCTTGCGTCATACCGCACGCCACGACATCGAATTTGATAGTGGTTGCGCCTACCCGCACTTTGTCACTCATAGATGCCTCCTTGGGTTGATTGTCTTGATGGTTCTTACCGGACTCTCGTACGCGGTACGCACCTCATACGGCCTGTGGTGGAAGTCGGCTTTGGAACGTGCCGCGCCCACAGCTTCATCCAGAGACTCGTACACGCGGCATGTGTGAACTCCCGTATCGCCTTGCGGCCAGACGATGTAGCCGGTCTTGCCTGTGAAAACACTCATTTGACCGTCTCCACCGTGCTACAGCCGATGTATTCGCCGCCATGCTTCAAACACGCCCATGTCACGTCACCGGTCTTGACGGTTTCCATCTGGAATCCCGCGCCGGTTTTCCCGCTGGAACCGGCTGGCGATACGGTGGACGCGATGAAGATAATCGTCATGCAGATGATCGCGACGATGATTACCCGGTCCCGGTTCATCACTCACCATCCTTTGCGATGACGGCACCCATGGCTTCCCGATATTTCTTCGTCCGTTGGAACCGGTCGGCGAGCATGTGCGCTGCCTTGTCGATGATCTCGTCCTTGCGTTCTTCGAGGAAGCTTTGCAAAGCTTCCTCCATCATGGTCTTACACATGTTTTCCCGCGAATACGCGTTGGTGTGCGCGAAAACAGTGTCCATGGTTTCTTTGACGATCTTGTCGAGCACGTCCTTGTAGGCGTATTCCTCGATGCGGTTCTGGATGGCCTTGTCGTCAATGCCGATGGCGAACTGCACGATATGTTCCATGATTACTTGCCTTCCTTTTCGATTTCATTGATCTTGTCTTTTAAGAGTCCCGGAATATCCCCTCTATGCCAGACAGTGAATGCGTCCCAAACACTCTTAAGACCAGCCCAATCCTCTCTGGCGAGAGTGTGGAACAATGCACTAGCGAGGTCCGCCCAGTCACTTACGGCGTAAATCGGAATTCCATGCACGAGCGCGTCGTTAACGAACCACAAGGCTTTTTTCAGGTCTTCGACACCGTTCTTGTGCTGCCACCTGAAGCAGTATTGGACGGCTTGACCCCAGTCGGAACTAAGCAGTCTGGATAGTTCGATGCATTCGAACGGGCCATCCTTGTAATGCGATGGATTGATATTGTCAGTCATTTGATTGTTCCTTTGTCGATGAATATTTGCCGTCTGTGGTGAGATACACGAGTCCATGCCAAGTCCGTACCGGCACTTCCAACTGGTCTTGAAACGATTTCACGCACCAGCCGTTCTCATAAGCGATGGTCGGATGCATGTGAACGAAACCATGACAGCCCGTCGTACCCGAACCGCAAAGCAGAATCAGATTCTGCACTTGATGCTTCTCAACCCTCGTGCATTGGCTACGGAGTTTCCGATGATGCCGGGAACCACCAACCGCATACAAGCTTCGGCCGCAACGCACGCAACGTCTCCCATCACGATCATCAACCATGCGGCACGTCTCCTTGGATGGATTGTCACTGCTCACTGGGGTTCTTCCTTCTGGTTTAGCTCATTGGCTTTTTTGACGGCTGACGCCATGTCGGTCACGTCATCCTGCGATTGGAGATGCAAGGCTTTCAACGTGTGTTCGCAAGCCCAAGTGTGGACGTGTGGCTTCGACGGTGGGATACCACCCATTTGCGCCCGGTTCTCACACCAGCCACGCCATAGGCGTATCCAATCCCCCACGGTGCTGATTCTGGCATAGTGGCGGACGGAGAAAGCGTTCCAAGCATCCTGTAAATCCAAGTTCGGGTAAGCGGTTCGCATCATGCTGTCCGCCGCCGTCAACTCCGTGGAGTCTTGGAACATGGCAAGTGTCATTTCTTTGGAAGAAGAATAATATTCTTCTTCTTTCTTATCGGGTACGGGTACGGGTACGGGGCATGCGTTTGCCATCGGTTTGCCATCGTCTTGCCATGCGTTTGCCATTGGTTTGCCATGGCATTTGCCATCGGTTTGCCATGCGTTTGCCATCGGTTTGCCATTTTTGCCATTCTCAGGCTTCTTCCAACGACGGCTCGCACCCTTCTTGCCAGCTTCACTCCGCTTCCTGCGCTTGGCATCCACTTCGTCACCGTCCGGCTGATAGTCAGCCCAATCATGGAACACGTATTCGTCCTTGTCGGCGTCATACTCCCACAAGCCCGCATCGCAGAGTTCCTGAACCGAATCATCGGAGCAGCGGAACATGGGAATCATGTTCGCTGGGACACGTCCTTTTGTCAGCTGTTGCGCGGCCCACGTGCCTGAACGAAGCCATAATGCGGTGGCGTCATTGGACAGCATCGCCGTCTTCGGATTCATGCAGAACCCATCATCGACCTTGAACCACATCGCCCGTTAATCCTCTCCTCTTGTGATTCCGTTGTATGCCATCCAGATGGCCTCCTGCCGTGGCGTGGTGCAGGGCAGATCGGTGTAGTTGGTGTTCGCCCAGCCGCTTCCCACGTGTGGTTTCGCCATCGCGTCCAGGGCTTCAGCGATTTCAACCAAGTCCGGTGGCGGGTCAAGTTTCATCACAGTTCCTTTCGCAAATGATTTCCAAACCGGGCTGATACCGGTAGGTTGACTGGTTGCTGTAGTAGGCGTCCCAGTAGGCTCCGTAGTGTGGATTGTCGGCAGTGCTTTGGTATGGGAATGCTTTCCTGTCCTGTAGGAGTTGGGCGATATGGCGTCCCTTGTCGGTCAGTCTGAGCGCATTGCCGGATACCAAGCCGCGCCGTCTGAGCGCTTGAATCCACAGCCACGGTTTCTGACCTGCGTGGGGTTCCGGCATTCGACCGGTACGCCATATGCTGACAAGCGCCTCATGCTGTTGGCTGCTCAAATGGATGCCGTTGACGCTGACTGCTGGAAGAATCATCGTCCACCTCCGAGCGGCAGCCCACTGTTCAACATGCCCACCAATTCACCCAACGTGAATCGGATGAACATTCGAGTGCCCGAGTCAACGCATTCCATAGACGGTTTGGCCGGTAGTAATGTCTCGAACTTGTCCCACACGCTCAGACTCGTGTAAGTGGGTTGAGACGCGATCCACTCACGCTCGTCCATCACGTCAGCATCGAACATGCCATCGGCTTGTATGACGAACGGATATTCAGAATCAATGTCACCAGCCAACAGTTCGGCCTTATCGAAGCATTTCACCATCGGCACGTTCGGATTGGCGAACGTCGAAACACTGATCGGCCGCCCCTTGTAGTACAGGTTCTCAACATGGTCGAGACGCTTATCGTCCAACGCCCAAGCCAAGTAATCCCAGACACGCAGTTGGAACAGCATCTCACCGGTATTCAGGCTGGTTTCCGACATCGCTTATCATCTCCTTCGTGTTTCTGACGAGACTTTCCAACCCGCCGTGAATGTCATGCAAGGGTTCTATATGGATTTCCGTATGCGGCTCATAAGGATTGCCGCCGTATGTCAACGGCATTCCCTGCCGACGTTTGACAAGCCGTTTCGCCCGTTGTCCCCATGCCATACGGTCGGGTTCCAGCATGGCGCACAATGTGAGTTTCACTTGCTGGTCATCCACGTAGGCCAAACCGTTCAACGCGTCCTTGACGAGCTTTTCCAGATTGTCCAAATCCGGTTTCCCATGACGTCCCTTATAGAACATGAGAATCATCATCACGTCCCCGTCCAATGGTTCGGCATGAGGGTAGAACATGTGGAATTGGTTTCGTACCAGTTCCTCGGCATCCCTCGTATGCTGGGGGGTCACAGCCCGATACCCGTAGAATCGTGGACGGCCCTTCGCGACGGGTTCGCCTGGAATGTCGAAATCATAGGTGGTCATAAGTCCCATATGCTCGCGTCTCCAATATCATCCCAATAGTCTTCGGCTTCCGACTCGCATTCAGGACAAGCGGGGCCGTAATATTCGACCCCATGCTTGTCACACCATGCGGGTTCGGTCATCCCAGAGAGCGGAACCATCAGAACAGTGTCGCCTCTCCAAGCTTCTCTTCAAGATCGCGCATCAGATTCACCGACGCATCCCAATAGGAAGGCTTCAATTCAATGCTCATGCCCTTGCGGCCAAGTTTGATTGCCTCGTACACGGTCGAGCCGATGCCACCAAACGGGTCGAACACAAGCTCGCCCTTATTGCTCCACAAGCGGATGCACCGTTCGATGAAATCCAATTGCAGCGGGCAGATGTGGCGTTCATCGGTATCCTCACGGCCAAGACGCTCATTCAGCGTGTTGGTCTCTCGAATGTTCCACCAGACCGGCTGCGCCCAATCAATCCATTCCTCGTTGGAAACATCGTTCTTGATCGGCACCTGATTGTCACCGGGCTTGCGGAACATCAGCAGATAGTCAGCCAACGCGGGACGGCTCATACTGGAATCCTTGTTCTTCGTCACGAACATGAGAGCCTGAGCCTTCGTGCGAATCGCCTGAGCCTGTGGATTCTTGTTCACGGTGACTTCGCCGTGGAAAATCCAACCGTTCTCCACGTAAGCGCGGATTACATCACCACGGAAGTCGGTCAATCCAACCACGCCGTCAGCGGTCTTCGTGGTCACAACCTGCTGCACATGCACGCAAGCGATACGGCCCGGTTTCGTGACCCTCAACAGTTCGCGGATGATGTACCCGTAATTCTCGATGAACTCTTCACGGGAACTATTGTTGCCCAAGTCGCGGGTTGAATCGGAGTACACGTACAGGCTTGCGAACGGCGGGCTGCTCACACTCAGATCAACACTGTTGTCAGCCATTTCCGTCATGCGTTCGCACGAGTCGCCAAGCCATAGTGTCCAATCCTTGCCTTTGGCTTCATCGGTCATATACATTTCATCGACCATCATGCGGCCTTTCCGAAAGAGTTTGATTCATTCATCGTCTTTACCAGTTCGTCACTCAAATGAGTGGCCTGCTGTTCCTTGCGGGTGATGTTCTCCGCTATCTCGCGTTCCAAATCGGAAACCACCACATGCACGTCAACCACGCGCTTCTGTCCGAACCGATAGCAGCGGCGTATCGACTGGTAGTAGGATTCCCACGAGTCGTTCAAACCGCAGAACGCCATTCGAGCGCAGTTCTGCCAGTTCAAACCGAACGATGCCATGGAACCCTTCGTGATAAGCACTGGAATGTTCCCATCAGCGAAGTCAAGGAACGCCTTGGCCTTGTCTTCCGGCGACATGGAGCCTTTCACATTCACACTGCCGGGGATAATCCTGTTCAGCATGTCCGCCTCGTCGTTCAATCCAGCCCAGATAATCCACTGTTCGTCAGGCTCGTTATTGACAAGATCGACGCAACGGTTCACACGGTCAACAAGCGTTTCCTTACGGACTCTCGCACGCCCGCCGACGCCACCAAGGTCGGCTGCGAACAATTGGCCTTCCGGGATGCTGCCGTGATAGGCGACAACATCAACGGTCTGGTTCAATCCGGGCAACTCATATCCCGCATCATCACCGCCAATATCGGACGGCTTGCGCAATGCGATGGCCCATTGCGACATCCACCGCATCATCGGCTTAACCGCGTGACCTTTCAAACGCCAAATATTCCCGTCATGCACGAAATACGTGGCAAGCATCTTCACACGGGTGGCGTATCCAAGGAACTCGGCCTGATTGCATAGTTCCTCCGGGTCGTTCGGTGCCGGTGTGGCGGTACAGGCGAGACGGTATTTCGTATCCCTGAACGTGTCGATCAGCATTTTGCGGGTCTTGCCGTCCGACTGTTTCAGAATCGAAGCCTCGTCCAATACGACCGCATTGAATTTGGACACGTCGAGTTTTGGCACACGCTCATAGTTCGTGATGTTGAATCCGTCAGAGACTTCCGACTGGTCATGCACATAACACACTTCCATGCCGATTGCGGCGCCTTCGCGGATGGTTTGCTGGCATACGGCCAACGGCGCTAGAATAAGCCCCGTCCCATGTCCGGCGCAGACCTGACGTAACCATTCGAGTTGCATTCTGGTCTTACCAAGACCCGTATCGGCCCATACGGCTGCACGTCCTACTTTGCAAGCCCATGTGACGATACGTTTCTGCCAGTCGAACAGGGATGGGTGGAGCTGTTGCGGGCTAACGGTGATGCCAGTCTCCTGCTCGCGCAGCTCCTTTCTTTTCAGAAACTCCCTGTATGGGATGATGTTTGCCATGTTGGTTCCTTTTGGTCTGGATTAGAACTCGTCCGTGTTGCCGCC